AACGCAAAATTAGAAATGATCAAAATCAAAACCCAACGCCTAGTAGACCAAATCCTTTGGCGGGCCACCCAAGCCGCCACCAGAGGAGATTATTCAATTAATATTTGGTTAAGTGATCTAGGTATCACAAAAGAAACTGCTGAATTGGTAGCCAAGGAATTGGAGCGCGATGGCTTCAAGTGCGCCATCAGCAATGAAATCACAGCTCAGTATTCTAACACTGACTGGGATTCAGAGGACCTTTTGTTTGTAAGTTGGGAGTAAATTATGAGAATCCTGTCGGGTATTCAACCGTCAGGAACGATTCACATCGGCAACTATTTTGGAATGATCAAGCCTTTGGTCGATCTCCAAGAGAAGGGACATGTGTATGGTTTCCTCGCGGATTATCATTCAATGACATCATTGTTTGATCCAAAAGAACGTAAAGAAAATTCAATTGAAGCAGCCACAATCTTATTAGCCTGTGGCATAGATGATAGAACTGTTTTATTCAGACAGTCGGATATTCCCGCTGTTACCGAATTGGCATGGATTCTATCTACAGTAACTCCTATGGGTCTTTTAGAAAGATGCCATAGCTACAAAGATAAGACTGCAAAGGGAATTCCTACCAATCATGGGTTATTTGCTTATCCTGTGTTGATGGCGGCCGATATTCTCTTGTATCAGTCTAATCTGGTACCAGTTGGTAAAGACCAGCTACAGCACCTAGAAGTGACACGAGATATCGCAATCAAGTTCAATACAACTTATGGTGATGTATTCACTCTTCCAGAGCCATACATTCAAGAGCAGGTGGCAACAATCCCCGGCACTGATGGACAGAAAATGTCTAAAAGTCATGGCAACACCATAGATATCTTTGGAGAGGCAAAACCTCGCCAGAAAAAGATAATGTCTATTGTAATGGATAGCCGTCCATGGAACGAACCTAAACCTGATGCTGAGCAAAATACAGCTATAAAGCTGTTGAAATTAATGGCACCAGATGATGTTTATTCTGAAGCGCTAGCTAAGCTTCAAGGTGGCGACATAGGGTATGGTGATCTCAAAACAACTTTGAATCACTATCATTATATCTTCTTCAATAAGATGCACGAAGAATATGAGCGTTTGAAGAAAGACCCCGGTTATGTTGAGGGTGTTCTTCGCAATGGCGCCTATTTTGCTAGACAAGAAGCAGAGCGAACTATGAAAAAAGTTCGTGAAGCAGTAGGCTTGTAAAGATTTGGATAATCCCTCTAGTTGATTTAGTTGGCTTACAACAAGCCGAATGGTGAGTAAGTTATACGTCAATTAGGGCTGTGGTAGGGGGAAGACTACCCCCATTGATGAGGTGAATTGACACCAGAGTTGGTCGTGCTCGAATCGACTCATGCCCTGAACCAGACGACTCATATGAGTCCTTTTGCACCATGGGAAACGTGCACCAAAGCCGAGGAGCAAGTCGGCATTATCCAAAACCTAAAAGAGAATCCAATGAAAATCTTTGATGAGTTAGAACAGCGTGGTTTGGTCAAACAGACAACCAATACGGAGAAGATCTGTGCATTGTTGAATGATGAACAAACTGCGTTTTACATTGGATTTGATCCCACTGCCGATAGTCTTCATGTAGGCCATCTATTACAGCTTGTAACGGCCAAAAGATTATCAGAAGCCGGGCATACAGCTATCATGCTAATTGGTGGGGCCACCGCTCAAGTTGGCGATCCTACTGGTAAAAATGATATGCGTAAGATGCTAGATCGGCATCAACTCTTTTTGAATGAAGAGGGTATTGAAGCTCAAATTCAAAAGATTGTGCCTAAATCAGTTAGATTTAATAATAGCCTCTGGTTTATTCATTCTACTGGAATGAGCTGGCTAGAATTCATTAGAGATATTGGTCCTCATTTTTCAGTTAGCAACATGTTGCGAGCTGAGTGTTTTAAGAGTAGAATGGAAAATGGCGGCTTAACATTTCTAGAATTCAATTACATGATTATGCAGGCATTTGACTTCCTCAAACTTAATGAGTGGACCGGCGGCCAATGCAAATTACAAATTGGTGGAGATGATCAGTGGTCTAATATTTTGGCCGGCATTGATCTTATCCATAAGAAAAAGAAGAGAGAAGTATTTGGTTTAACGCTTCCGTTGCTTGTCAATTCAGATGGAACCAAAATGGGGAAAACTGAAAGAGGAGCGGTGTGGCTTGATCCGGAGAAGACCTCTCCATTTGAGTTTTTCCAATTCTGGCGCAATATTAGTGATGGAAAGGTCAAGCAATGTATAAATTTCTTTACTAACAAAATTTGTCCAGCATTTGAAGATTTGTCGATTCATTTTTCAAATATCAATGAAGCGAAAAAGTTTCTGGCATTTGAAATTACGAAACTTGTTCATGGCGAAGTATTAGCTCAACAAGCGCTCGAACAGGCAGAAGCCTTGTTCGAGAAAAGAGACTCCTCTGGTCTGGAAGCAATTTCAGTAAAGGAGGGGACTCATATCCTCGACACAATAGTTCAGTGTGGATTTGCAAGGTCTCGTACCGATGCAAGAAACCTGATTATTAATCGGGGTATTACCATTAACGATGAAGTGCAAACTAACCCTACGACCTTGATTTCCAAAAATCTATTTGGAAATGAGGTAATCCTTAAAAAGGGTAAGAAACACTTTTGTCGCTTGCTTATTGAGGACAAATGCCCAGACCAAATTCCGTAACTAACGAAGACTTACTTCGTTGGTCAGAAAAGATTGACAATGATCCATTACTTACACCTAGTATTACACAAAGCCCTATTATTCGGGAAGTTTGTTATGCGGGGCAATGGTTAGCTGATAAATTAATTGAGCTGAACTGTCCGGATCATTTGATTGGTAGAATAATGTATACTGCTGGACAACTATCTTTTGGAAGAAAAGACCCGTGGGAAGTTCATCAAAATATTCTTGCTCGTTTTATTGATGGCGATTTAGAATATGAAATGGACCCCACGGAAATTAATTAAAATCAAAAATTATCGCTTATTTGGTTCGCATATCTTTTTTCTTTTGCACTGGTTGACAATATCACCAGCAGAAGCATATTGTTATGCGATCCCTTTTATTGTAAGGAAGGATAAAGTATGCCGACTCAACAGCCACAGATGACCGCTTCAGATTTCAATTTACAGAAGCTAGGTACCAAAGAATTATCGGAACATATCTCTGCCACTATTCAAATGGGTGGTAACATTGCAGTCTTCGGTCGTCGAGGAACTGGAAAGACAGAGATTTCTAAGGCAGAAATTAAGAGACTTGATTGTAGAGAAGTCTATATGAACCTCTCCGTTATGGAGCGTCCAGACTTGGGAGGATATCCTGATGTTATGGCTCCTAATAGAAAGAGCGATTATGTCAACTATCTATTGCCAAAGTTCTATGAAGAAATGATTGACGGAAAACAAGGCGTTGTTGCTTTGTTAGACGAGGTTGATAAGGCAGAGCCAGCTCTCTGGGCACCTCTGCTAGAGTTTACTCAGTTTAGAACTATCAATGGTAAGCCGCTTCCAAATCTACAAGCAATTATCATGACTGGTAACCTTCTCTCTGAAGGTGGTCAGAAGCCAAGCCCGCCTCTTTTGGATAGAACTGAAAAGTTTTTGGTAGAGGCTGATGCAACCTCTTGGTTGGATTGGGCCGGTAAATCTGGTCGTATTCATCCATCTGTTACTGCCTACATCAACGACAACCCAAAGGATTTGTTTGGTGCTGTTGATCCAGAAGATCGATATGCTGACCCGTCTCCTCGTGGTTGGGATCGTGCTTCGCAGATTCTATTTGCCGGAGAAGGTAAGGGATGGAATTCACATCTTCTCAACAAAAAGGTCTCCGGGTGTGTCGGCAAGGACGCTGGCATCAAGTATTCGTTCTATTACGAACATTATATGGAACTCTTACCATTGGTTGAAGATATCTACCATGGTAAGGATGTTTATGGAAAGTATGCAATTCTAGAGCCTACCAAGAAGGTAGTTGCTTGTATGATTGCCTGCGCTCGTTTGGCCACTCAGTTGGACCAGGCAGAAAACGAATTGCCGCCCGCTGTCAAGCACATGGGTAAATTCCTCAATAAGGTTTCTCATGAGAACGTCCTTGTGGCAGTTCGTAGTCAAATTCAGATTGAACGTCTCGTAAGATTCAATCTTGATGAGCATCCTGATTGGGCTCAGGTTCTTGGTAGAATTAATAAGGAAGTTGATCAATAATCCTTATATTCACCAAGATATATAATATATTGGAGCCTCAATGAAATTTTCAAAAGTAATAGGCAAGATTGATCCGCAGCTAGTATCAAAAGCCGAAGAAAAATTATCCAAAGTATTTTTGGAACTAGCTGTCAGGTATGACAACGAACACGTGGCAACTGGTATGGGCGGAGATCCATTGATCTTTAGCTTGATGTATCCGGTTGAACACGTTTGCACTTTGAACATACCAACTGCGGCAACTGATGGTAAGAGGTTCTACTGGAACCCGAAATTCATTCTTAAGCACTCACCACGAGGATTAAGAATTGTTTGTGCACATGAGGCGTGGCACGCAATCTATATGCACCCATCTCGTCGAGGCTCTAGAAATCCAAAGCTATGGAACATTGCCGTTGACTATATCGTCAATGGTACTGTAATGGAAGACTTCAAAGCTCGTAAGAAAGATGCATCGGCAGAGTTTACCAAGCATCTTGGTCGCTACATGCCATTTGAAACTTTCTGTGAGTTTGTCAAGAATCCATTTGCTAAGATCGCTGGGTTTGAAGATATCAATCCGGCTATCGAAGACCCTAATGGAAATAACAAATCTTGCGAGTTGCCTGCTCCCGATGAAGATCGTGAATTGACAATGCAAGAGCGTAAAGAATTAGAGAAGAGAGAAAAAGGTGTTAGATTCTATTATGCCGATCCTGATCTCGATGAGGACATGAAGAGGCCAGAAAAAATCTACGATATTCTCTATAGCTTACTTCCGAAGTGCCCTAAGTGCGGACGTTTGGGAATGTATCAAAAACCGTCACCAAAGGGACAAAAAGGACAGAAGGGCCAGCAAGGTCAACAGGGCCAAGGTCAGCAGCCAGGACAACAAGGTCAACAAGGTCAAGGTCAACAGCCCGGTCAAGGTCAAGGACAACCCAATGACCAGCATAGTCATGGTGATGGACAACAGTGTGATTGTCCCGATCATCAAGGTCAGGGACAAGGTCAAGGGCAGGGACAAGGTCAAGGTGAAGGTCCCTGCGATCATTGTGGAGGCGGAGTAGATATCTTTGGCCTCGGTGGTACAGTAGACGATCACATGGATTCCGAGGAGTCAGAAGAAAAGTTGGCTAAACGAATCTCAGATGCTATGGAGGCTGCTAAGAAAATGGCAGGACACATTCCGGCTGCATTGGAAGATGAGCTTGGCAAACTAACTGCTCCCAAGGTAACTTGGCAGGATATTATTCGCACTCGCTTACTAAAGGCGCGAGCGGGTAACGGTCGTAATGATTGGACTCGTTTGCGTATTCGCCCAATGTTTAGTGGACTCTTGGTTCCCAAGAGAAAAAATTATTACGCTCATTTCGGCTGCTTACTTGATACTAGCGGCTCTATGAGTAAAGATGATATGGCCTTTGGTTTATCACAACTTATCGCTTTGGATGAACGATCTGAAGGGACTATTGTGCCAGCGGACGCTACTATCTATTGGGAAGAAGCCACTAAGATCAAGAAGGCTGTTCCAGAAGAGATTATGAAGGTTAAAGTAGTTGGTCGCGGTGGAACCAAGTACGCAGAGTTCTTTACTGATTATGAAAAGAATATTGGTAAGTGCGACTTCTTAATTGTAGTAACCGACGGATTCTTACTAGATACTGATATTGCTGAAATGAAACATCCTGGCGTTGATGTAATCTGGTTGATCACCAGTGGTAGTGCTTTCAATCCACCATTCGGACGAGCATTCGACTTACGTGCATAAATGAAAATCTTTTGTAGACATAACAGGCATCGCGATTACTATGAAAACTTTACCAGTAGTAATCGCGATGAACGACAATACTATTTGTATTTGGCCAAATATGTAATGGATGCAGATGTATCGCCACTTGACGGTGATGATCTGGAGTTTTTTCAAGATGTAGTTTTTGAAAGTCCTTATGGGCGTATTCATATCTATTTTTATGAACAACTTTTCGAAAACTATTATGAAATGGATCCAGATTGGTGCATATTGGTTTTTAACAAGTATCTTGATTATCTAGAAAGAATTTCTCCATTATTTACTGTAGATGCTATTAACTTTATCTTTCGAGAAAACGATCTTAAGTTAGTTGAAAAAATGCTTGGATCTTCCTCTTATGAAATTAAGATGAGACTAATACGGGCTTCAGAAAATCATCCCGATCTAATTAAGTCAGTTCCCAAACTAAAGCTGTACAATTTATTCTCGTGAGCGTCTTGACAGGCGTTTCGGCGAGGCTTATATTGTCGGTTGCGGGAGAGGTGTGTTATATTCACTTTTGTGAATAACATAGTCTTCATCGAGTTTTACAATAAACAAAATTTCCCTCCCGGCAAATGGATGGCAGAACCAGATTTATGCTCTTGGGAACATAAGCTGCCGTGCCTAGCTATTAGAGATATGTCGATGGGCATATGGAAAGGATTTGTTGGTATTGATGACCAACACCCTTTCTACAACAAAAAAGTTGACGAGTTATTGCACCTTCCGCAAGGAATGGACATTTTCTTAGCCGTCTATGGTGGCGTAAGCGGGGCAGGTCGTTTACCAGCTAAGTATAAAGAATTTGCCAAGAATTATTGGTGGATTGGATTAGAGACTTCGCATGGTGGAGATTTCATGCCGCTTCTTAAGCTAGAGGATAGTGATCCTAATATGGCTAAAATGATATCGAATCAGACCTATAAAGACTTTCGTTTCATACGAAGGGAAACCAATAAACTGGCGAATCTGATTTCGAAAATCAAATGACTATGACCGGCTATATAATTTTAGATATAATTCTTACTATTGGTCTCTTTTGTAATTTGAGTAAAGAAGATTAATCGGTGATTCATGAAGAAAGCATCTACTGCTTCTACCCCACGCTATCGAATTGAGGGCGTGAAGGGAGAATATTTTGACGTGTTCAATAAAAGGGCCAATGCCATCAAAGCTGCTATTGCTATGGCAGCAGAATATCCCGGAACTACATTTAGGGTAGTTAAAACAACTCTTCTTAAATCAAAAATAATCTTCTCATTCAAGATTGAATCTGATTATGCATTTGAAGATTTACAAAGTATGTGCAATGGCGTCATTGAAGTTTATCAGAACAAACTAAACAAAACCAAATATTGGAGAAAGCCAGATGTTACTTGAAATCGGATTAACGGGCGGATTTCTTGCTATCCTAGTCTTCATTCATTTCTTTGTAGATTGGATTTTTCAATCTCATGCTGAGGCAATGGTTAAGCACAAGGATCAAAGGATTCGTGCCAAACATTGTTTAATCTATACATTTGGTTTCGTACCACTATTTCTTTTCTGCCATTTCAGTCCGCTGGAATGGCTTTTTGCGCTTAATCTTTTATTCTGGTCTCACTTTGTCGAAGATACTTACATTCCGGTTTATCTTTGGGCGAAGTATGTTCGCCGACCTCCTGAGATGACGGAGCCGCGTAAAGAGGTTGGTATTGATGGATATGTAACGGTATCTCCGCCTGATCCCAAAGCTGGATTTGTGGATTTTATCCAAACTCCTATGGGCAAAATTCTAATGATTGCCATTGATCAGATTATTCATATCTGCTTTTTAGTTCCCATTGCTTGGATGATTATGCGCCATATTGTGGATGAGCTGTGATGGACTGGTCAGATTTTCGCGGACTAATCATTGACAATTTGACTGATGATTTATTAAGTCCCAAATATAAGCGTCTAAAGAAGAACGCAAATCTACCAAATACATTTGGACATTGCTATGTCGCAAGTGAAGTGGCTTACTATTTATTAGGCGGCAAAGAATGTGGATGGAAAGCAATGCACATGACCCATCTTGGAGCTTCACATTGGTTTTTGAAACATAAATCGGGTTTCATTTTGGATTTGACATATAATCAGTTCAAAAGTCCACTGGATTATAGCAAGGCTCGTGGTACCGGATTTCTTACTAAGGAACCAAGTAAAAGAGCTAAGTTATTGGCAGCTCGTATTAGTAAATCGGGCCTTTTAGACAAGATGAAAATTTCGGGGCACCCTTGACGCCCCTATTTCTAGGAATATGTTATCGTGTGTGGCGCCCGGAGAGGGTGTGCGTTTCAAACCAGAGAGGTAATAAATAATGAAACTGTCTGATGTCAAACCGTATTTCGAGTCTTCTGGAGAGATGCAGGAGCATTTCTTTTCCATTCAAGACCAGGGTATGTTGTTCGATATCTTGCGCAGCAAGATGTATTCGAATCCGATCCTAGCAATTTGTCGTGAGATTACAAGTAATGCTCGCGATGCCCATCGTGAAGTTGGTACGCCAGATAGGCCGGTCCACATCCATTTGCCGTTTGGATTGGAGCCACAGTACAAGATTAAGGATTTCGGACCTGGCATCAGTCCAGACCGTATGGTAAACATCTTTATCAAGTATACGGCTTCGACCAAGCGAGAGGACAACGTCCAAACTGGCGGCTTCGGTTTGGGCGCTAAGACGCCGTTTTCTTACAGTGATACCTTCGAGGTTACCACTGTTCATGATGGAACTCGCTACAGCTATACTTGCTTGATTGATGACACCAAGGTTGGTAAGCTGGTGCTTTTAGACCAGCGCCCGAGTAGCGAAGAAAACTACACGGAAATTTCCATTCCGGTGAAGCCTCTTGACTTCAATTTGTTCCGCCAATATACTGAACAGGCTTGTCGTCACTGGGATGTCAAGCCGGTAATTACTGGCGGCCAAATCTCCTGGGAGAAGCTCAACAAAATCGCAGAAGGTCCCGGTTGGGCAATTGCGGCCACAAATGACTACAATCGTCATGCCAAGTTGGTGATTGATGGCATTGAGTATCCTTTGGAGCTTGATACGTTGCGTAAGTATGCCGATCCTAAGTTGATTGATGCTGCTCGCGGAAACTTCATTATGTATTTTGGAGTTGGTGAGCTTAGCTTGTCCGCTACCCGAGAAAACATCTTCTTGGATAAGCCTACGCAAGATAAGATTCGAGCCCGCCTCGATCAAATCACTAAGGAGATTAGGAAGACGATTTCTGATAAGATCGATAAGTTCCAGAACTTGTGGGATGCTAATGTGTACTATCGAAAGGAACTGAACTCTGTGTTCAGTAACTTGCACTTCTTGGGTAAGCTTTTCTGGAAGACGCATGAGCTGACCAATGGACATGTCGATATCAAATGTACGCTCTATTCCTTTACACGAGGAAAGTATTCTCGTAAGTATGGAACTGATCCCAACAAACTGACTCGTTCTCTGGGCCGTACCCTTTACTTTGAAGAGGGTGTGCAACTTTACATCAACGATCTTCCTATCAAGGAGCCGACTCCTCGTCATGTCAAGAAGGCATTCGATGATGATCCTAATCTGAAGACCATGATTGTCATTTGTCCAAATGACAAGCAGAGCGAAGCTGATTTGAACACTACGATTCATCTGGATGAGATGGCGCCTAAGAGGCTATCCGCTATCACTAAGGCATCTTCCCGAGCATATACTCCGGCAGCATCCAGGCTTCTGATTTTCAAGTTTGACCTGGCAGCTAGCGCTTTCCGTCAAGTAAGCTATGATGCAATGGATGAAGACCAGAACGATAAGGTTCTGTGCCTTTTGAATCGTGATCAATACTCTAATCGTAATCCGGTTTTGGCAAATAAACAATTGCTAAACCTGACGGCTTTAAAAGCCCTTATTGAAAAGAATCCTTCGGTTTCTTTCTATGGGGTGGATAAGGATACCGACCCTAAGCGGCTAGAGGAAGAGTTCAATGATTTCACTAAGTTAGATGATTTCATCGAGAAGAAGGTTCTCAATAACAAATCAATTAATTATGTCGAGATTAAGTTCGCGCAAAATCATACTTATGATGTAGACAGTCGGTGGCTCAAGCACCTTGACAAACTGGAGCCAATGATTACAAATAAGCAAAGTCCGTTCCTCACCAGGCTTGAACTTCATAAAGTTGTTAATAAGCTGAGCGGAAATGACCGTAGCCTTTTGGATATCTACGAATCGGTGAAGGGTGAAATTAAAGAAGCCACCCTACGGCAGTTTGTCAAAGACAATCCTAATTGGGACATCAAAGAGATTAATAAGGCGTATGAGAAAACATATCCATTACTAAATGCAATTAACACATGGGACATGCATAAGATTTTGGATCACGTAGCCAGTTATGTAAACATGGTCGATAAGGTTTAATAGGAGAAGAACAAATGTCTAAACGAATTAATTGGGCGATTTCCGAAAATAACGTTTCGGTAAATTATGACGGTCAAACTCACATTGTGCCTCGCACAGATGCACTGGCTGATCGTTTGATCAAGGCAGTCAAGGAAAACCGACTGCAAGAGATTCCTGCTCTGGTGGATGCCGCCAAACGAATCGAGATTTTCTCGAAGGGCAACTTCCAGGTTAGGGATGGACGGGTTATGATCAATGGAGTTGCAGCGCCCGAAGTGCTTAGCAACAAGATCATTCGTTTCTCGAATGAGGGCCTGCCATTCCAGCCGCTGCTCAAGTTTGCCGAAAACTTGCAGAAGAACCCCTCTTACCGAGCGGTCAACGAACTGTATCAGTTCTTGGAAAAGAACGATCACCCCATCACTGAAAGTGGTAACTTCATCGCTTACAAGCGAGTTCGAAGCACCTTCAGGGATATCCACTCTAACACGATGGATAACTCTGTCGGTAATACGTTGGAGATTCCTCGCAATCAAGTTGATGAGGATTCTAACCGTACGTGCAGCCATGGCCTTCACGTTGCTAACTGGACGTATGCTCATACGCAGTTTGCCAGCCATGACTCTGGCTCGGACGTCATGTTAGAAGTTGAAGTTAATCCGGCTGATGTTGTGTCTATTCCGGTTGATTACAATCAGTCTAAGATGCGCGTTTGCAAGTACAAGGTCTTGGGTGTTGTGACCACTCCGTTTGATCCGGGTGAGTCTTTGCGAGTCACTGATCCTTCCTACCAACCGGACTATGATTTCGACGAGTTATCAGAGGATGATAATGATACGTGCGATTATTGTGGTGACGAGGTATATGATGGTGGTCGCCTCTGTACCGAATGCGATTACGATGAAGAGCACGAGGACGACGATGATGACGATGAGGAAGAAGATCGTTATCCCTACGAAGATGAGTTAGACGAGGAAGAATGAGCAACATTGCCATACTAGGTGCTATGTGGGGAGATGAGGGCAAGGGACATATTACCCATCATCTCTCCAAAGATTATGATTGGGTAATTCGATTCAATGGTGGTGCAAACGCTGGGCATACCATTTACCGTGATGGTAAAAAGTTTGTGCATAATTTGCTACCATCAGTAGACTTTCGAATTCCCCAAATCAAGTCTTACCTAGGGGCAGGAATGGTCATTGACCTTGAAAAACTTCGTGATGAAGTTTACGCTGCTGATGAAGCCTTTCCAGGTGTTGGTAAACGAATCTATGTTGACAAAAACGCATTCATCGTTACTAGCACTCATAAAGAAGAGGATAAGGCCGAGAATGGTCATATAGGCTCGACCAATCGTGGTATTGGTCCTGCCTATCGAGCCAAGATTAGCCGTAAAGGCATTCGTATCGGAGATTTATTCAAACGAGCCTCTGATCCTTACTATGCCGATTTTATGTATCAGCTTGTGGGTAAAGGTGTCAATTTCGTAAATCTTCTTGATGTTCGTAGTGAAATGAGTAGAGGCAATCTTCTTTATGAAGGTGCTCAAGGCGTTTTATTGGACATCAATCACGGTATCTATCCATATGTCAGTTGTAGTAACTGCACCATTGGCGGCATCTACTCTAGTGGATTTCACTTTGCTCCACCAACCAAAATATATGGAGTAGCTAAGTGCTATACCACTAAAGTGGGAGAAGGTCCATTCCCCACCGAGATATTTGGAGAAGAGGCTGAGGCACTTCGTAAACGCGGCAATGAATATGGTGCTACCACAGGTCGTCCAAGGCGTGTGGGATGGTTAGACTTACCAGCACTTAATTATGCCTGCCAAGTTTCCGGAATTACAAATCTTATTCTAACCAAATTTGATATTTTGGCCGGAATGGAAAAAGTTCCTGTAGCTTTCCTTTACGAAAAGGAACCAAAGAGCCCGTCTCATTTCTTTGATACTCACCCACAGTATTTGAACCTAAAGGGCTGGTCTACTGTAGAAAAGTATAAACATAAACTTGGCGATGAGCCAGATGATATGTTTGAGGTCGTGGATTATGCCTCCGAATTATACGATTTCATTCGTCAAGTAGAGAAGTCTACAGGGTGCCGGGTAGAGTACATCTCTAAGGGGACTGGTAGCAAAGATATCATTAAATGGCATTGATATAGATTATCCATGCAACAATTAGATAAAGTGGATCCCAAATTCAGATTATTAACTGACCAACTGTTTTTTACAGACAGGATTGATCTGGATATAGTTGCGTTTCGATCGCTGTATGATAACTCTGATACGCACTTTGCTTATTTATGGGATCGCTTTACTCGTAGTTCTGAAATCTTTTGGAATGAAACCTTTTGGGTTAATCGTTTAGACTTACTTCTTTCTTTACAATCTTCAAAGATAGAGGCATACTTAAACAATTATCTTGTATCTCGTTTTAGAAGATTAATTGAAACTCGCCCCTATGCTAATCCAAATGTCGATAATGAATATATTCAATTCATTGCTTGGACTAAGGTTAGGGTATCTAGAAAAGATAATGTTATGCCAATCCGTGATTTATTCATGGGATTGGTACATAATATGCAAGTTAGTCGAATATCTGGTATAATTGATAATTTCATACCTCACCTGTTTCAAAATATGGATGAGTATCTTTCCCTTTTAGGAAAGAAAGTAAGCAATTCTGCCAAGAACTTTGAGGTGCTTCGTCAGCTTGAGTCTCAAGGTGTTCCGATTGACAGATCCCCAATTTGTAAAACCGCTAAGAACCTTTTGCTGAAAAGGTCGCTTAATCGACCCAATAGACGATCTTTCTTTGCTATGATTGCCGATGCAACGGTCATGGCTTTTCTAAAATCAGAATATAAACCAGAGCATAAAGATCGCTTACTAGAAATGATTAAAGCGTGTGAATACAAAGAAATTGAAGAGTATCATTTTCGTAATGTAAAAAGTCTTCTAGAATTAGATTCATCTATTGCTGATGATTTGTTTTCTGTTTATGCGGATAAGTTGTATGCTCGCGGGTATGGTAATAAGAAAGCGAATGTACAACGATTGATTCGCTTATGTAAAACATACACACAATTTTCTCCTAAGAAGGTGTTAGTATATCTTTCATCACAGGGCAAGATGGCAGACATCAAACATCTCATATCGGCCTTCCCTGAACTCAAAACATTAGTGCCCTTCGTGTGAAATTATGCAATGGAATGATCTAGATTACGAAACGCAGCAGCTAGTCATATCGCGTTTTGGTGATATGCTTTTAGCGGAACAGGACGAACAGTTACAATTTGCGATGGCCTCGGCCCTTGTCGAATTAGAAATGTGGAGCAATTCGCCTGTTATAGAGAGGTCCAGGGATCCGGTAGCCATTACTGTTGAGGCGGACCCATTTCGTGAAAAGGATTCAAAATGATTCAAATTACTGAAAAGGCAGCCTTAAAAATCAAGGAGCTTTCTGAAAGCGAAGGTATTGGGCATTATAGTGTCCGCGCCCGAGTTATTGGTGGCGGTTGTGCCGGATTCACTTATGATATGTTTTTTGATGATCAAGTATCAGATATGGATGAGACAGTAGAGGTTACTGATTATTATGGAACTATCAAACTAGTTATAGACCCGCTGTCTCTTCAATATCTAGAGGATACTACAATCGACTGGGTTGACTCTCCATTTGGAGCTGGATTCAAATTTCTAAATCCTAATGTCACCGGTTCATGTGGTTGTGGCAATTCTGTTTCTTTTTGAGGTAAGTTATGAGCAAGCACCACGTATTAGACACTATTATCAAACGAAGCCCGCATATGAGCTGGATTCAGGACAACACCGTACTGTTGGTGCGCCATGGCTCTCACGCTTACGGAACCAACACAGCCACCTCTGATGAGGACTTTAAAGGTATTGCGATTCCTCCTAAGAAGTATTTCTTGGGCACTATGTATCGCTTTGAGCAAGCTGAATTGAAGGCTCCTGATCCTGATGCTGTTATCTATGACATCAGAAAGTTCTTTAATCTAGCCGCTGATTGTAACCCTAACATCATTGAGGTTTTGCACACTGATCCATCAGATCACTTTATTGTATCTGATATTGGTAAGACTATCTTGGAACACAAGAATGACTTCTTGTCCAAAAAGATCAAGTTTACCTTTATGGGCTACTCAGTTGCACAGCTTAAGCGAATCAAAACTCATAAGCGTTGGATCATGAATCCTCCTTCTATTCCTCCTACTAGGGCGAGCATGGGGCTTCCTGAACAGACTTTGATCCCTAGTGATCAGCTTATGGCTGCTCAGGCTGAAATTCAGAAAGAGCTGGATCGATTCCAGTTTGATTTCATGGAAGGTATGGAAGAATCAGCGAAGGTTGGTCTTCGTAGTACGGTCTCTGAAATGTTGGCCGAGTTGAAAATCACCTCAGACCAACACTGGATGGCAGCGGCTCGTAAGATTGGATTGGACGATAACTTCATTCATCTAATGCAACTTGAGCGAGAATATGCCGGAGCTAAACGAGAATGGGACCAGTATCAAAACTGGAAGAAAACTCGTAACCCCGCTCGTGCTGCCTTGGAAGAGAAGTATGGGTACGATACCAAACACGCTTACCACTTAGTAAGACTCATTCGTATGTGTCGAGAGATTCTTACTACTGGCAAGGTGATTGTAAAGCGACCAGACTTCCAAGAGTTACTGGACATTCGTAACGGGGCCTGGACTTATGAGCAGTTGATTGAATTCGCTGATCGTGAGGAAAAAGAACTCAACGAATTGTACGTCACCAGTACTGTGTTGCCAAAAGTTCCTGACAAGGAAAAGTTGGATCAACTTTGTATTAAGCTGGTGGAGCAGTCTTTAAAAGAACAATACAAATAATTAAAGGAGGGGATTATGCCGAGAACACTCGACCCCAACGTACTAGTAATTGATGTAGAGAGCACCTGCTGGGAACCACCTGAGTTTCAGCCTAAGAACGAAATCTCTGAGATTATCGAAATTGGCATTGCAGTTGTTAACATCAATGATCTACAAATCAAAGAAAACGAAAGTATTATCATTAGACCGCAAAAGTCTAAGGTAAGCAAGTTTTGTACCAAGCTAACGACTCTGACACAAGAGTATGTTAATCAGGGCGTAACTTTCGAGGCGGCTATGGCTATCCTTCGTAAGAATTATGACTCTGAGAATCGTACTTTTATTAGCTGGGGCGACTATGACCGTAAGATGTTTGAAAGGAATAGCCGAGACTATGGCGTGAAATATCCTTTCGGGCCGCGCCACATGAACCTTAAAAATTCTTTCACCCTGCTCCATGGGTTAGAGCGTGAACCGGGACTAGACAACGCCCTAGATTATCTAGGAATGAAACTAGAGGGCACACATCACCGTGGAGTAGATGATGCCCGCAATATTGCTAATGTTTTCATTCACACGCTGAAAAAGTTTAGAGGCGTATAATTTGGTATTGAATTATGGAGTACACGGTATTTGTTTCCGAAATAGCTGCTGAAAAAATTAAGCAGCAATTACAAGACCGTGGTACTCCCAATGCCGCTTTACGTTTAGGTGTCAAAGGCGGCGGTTGTTCCGGATTCAGTTACGTTATTCAATTTGAAGATAATCCGCCAAGAGATAAAGATGAGGTTTTTCATCACCATAACGTAAAAATTATCGTAGACAAAAGAAGTTTAGTATATCTTAATGGAGCTATATTAGATTGGGAGCAAACCCTAATGCGACAGGGTTTCAAGTTCGTTAATCCTAACGAAAAATCTACTTGTGGCTGCGGACATTCATTTACAGTATAATCATGTTTAAGATTTCAAAATTTGAGGCTCTTCTTAAAGAGCTTGAGGTAGAATATTGTCCAGATCGTAATCTCAAGCCTCTATATAAATTGTTAGAAAATGATAATGTGTATGCTCCCTTGCTAGAGAGCTATCTAGTCAAAAGATTAGAAAATAATATTCATCCAGAACGATTATTGAATTTGGCTTATTATTTTGAGCGCTCTATAGATACTCATCGTTTTAGTAAGAATATCAATAAGCGGCTAGCCTCTAAAATGATTAGGGATGATGAAAATTTTGACCAATTCCAATTCATGTACAAACATGATACTCGTGTTGAAAGGCACGTCCTAAAAGGAGTTCTTGAAGAATTAAGATACGCAAAAACGAAAGATATACTTCAAGTAGCAGATAAGATTGGTCCATTTACTGGAATTAATAAACATTCTTTAATTCTTCAGATAATGGAAGAGAGTTTTGAGCCTAAGCGGAATTCTACCATAATTATGGCCGACTTAGAGGCATCAGATCAGTACTTGGTACTGGTTCGAGCTTTGCAAAGTGATAGTCCGGTCTTTGCTAGTGCTTTTGATTGGACAAGCGGTAACTTTCAGCTTTCCTTAGAGGACAGCCTCTATAAAGATGGCGAACAAGATCAGTTTGCTATTGCACTAGGCAATACAAATATTCCTATATCTGAAATAGCCAGTGCCTCCATACTTAATAGTATTCTCAAAATTCGAAGCGGATCTATTCCTAACATTATTGACAAGCTCTTCAAAAGGGCTGAACAAGAAGAACAATGGGAATACCTCCTAACATTAGGATCAAATAAGAATAAGAAAGAAGTATTACGAAGTATTGTTAAATCTAAAGATCAATTATTGATTGATAAGTTTTTTGCTTTGTATAAAAATCATCCAGAAGTGAAACATCTTGTTCCCTTTATGTGAGATCACATGTTATATGATTATGTGATATCTCAAGGGAAACATGTCGAATTCTCTCAATCTACAAGAAATAGATCAAGAACAAGCACTTAATCTAACAAAATTTTTTATCCAGTCTGGGCACAATCTTTTCTTATTCGGGAGACGAGGTGTTGGCAAAACAGATATTGCAATACAGGCGGCTAAAGAATGTGGTTATAAGATCAACTATGTTAATCTTAGTGTAATCGAAAGGCCAGACTTAGCGGGATATCCTGATATGAATACGCCGGGAGACGTGATTAATTTCAAGTCTCCTTATTTTTTGCCTAAACTTAAGCCCAATACTAAGCCGGATAGTATTCTTCTTTTTGACGAGGTAGATAAGGCTCAGCCTGAGGTTCAGGCCCCTTTATTGGAAATTCTGTTATTCAAAAAAATCAACGGCATTCCTATTAACGCCGCTTCTTGTATATTGACCGGCAATTTAGCAAATGAAAGAGCCCATTCTGAAGAAATCAGTTCTGCCCTTTTAGACAGAGGCGCCAAGTTCATTTTGCAGTTTAATTTTGAAAGATGGGTAGATTGGGCCAAGGCGCATCAGATACACGATTTAATCTTAGGTTTTTTGAGAAGTGATCCTTCGTTTGCATGTGGTAAAATAGAAGATTCAGTTTTTGCCTCACCTTCGCCTAGAAGTTGGACATGGGCCTCTAACGCTTTAATAAAAGCTAAGGACCTTAAGATGACTGATATAGATTCGGTCACCCAAATCATCTCCGGTTATGTCGGGAGTGAGGCGGGTTTGAGGTTCAAAATTTGGTACGAGCATTATCGAAGATTTGAGCCTCACGTTCATTCACTAATTGACCGTGGCGAGATGTCTCTCAATTACGAAGACCTAGTTCCAACGGAGAAAGTAGTCTTTGTAGTCTCTGCATGTTATTATGCAAAACAGAAGGTTATAAAAGACAAATCAAAGCATAAATTCGCATATCTAGAGAACCTATGTAACTTTTTCCGTCTATGTAAAGTGGAGTCAGAAGTCCAAGTTATGGGATTACATAACTCTTTTGATTTTGATATGATTAGAGCCCACAAGTTGTATACTTGCAAGCCCTTTTTCGATCTCTTTACCAAGCTAAGCGAAAACGTTACGTTCAAGAAGTGAAGGCGCCCCTTGACACCTATTTTATAGGATTTATGTTCTTATTGCGAGGCTATAATGAGTAATGTTGTTAATGTAGATGATAATAATTTTGAATCTGAAGTTCTACAATCTGAAGTGCCAGTTTTAGTTGACTTTGGTGCTGCATGGTGTGGACCTTGTCAGAGACAGATGCCTATCGTCGAAAAGTTCGCAACCGAAAACCAAGATAAGGTTAAGGTTGTTTCGGTGGACATCGATGATGCTCCAGTTGTTGCCTCAAAGCTTGGCATTCGTGGAGTCCCAACTTTGATGCTTTTCGATGGTGGTAAGTCTGTTGGTTCTAAAGTTGGTTTAACCTCTTTAGCAGAGATTAACAATTTTGTTATGACCAAAACTGGATAACTTGATTATAAGTTACAATTTAATATGAAATGAGGGCCGGCGCTTGCTGGCTTTTTATTTGGTGAATTATGGATATTCATACTGCTGCTAAGTATATGGCTCAAGGTTATAGAATTAGGCGCCCAGATATGTCGGGCCTTGCCAATGATTGGATAGACGCTGCCGGTCTTCATGGAATTCCATTTAGACTAGAGGATTTAATGGCCGACGACTGGGAAATAATTACAGAAGGAATTGTAAAAGACTTCCCGCTCACTTATTCGAATTGAGGAAAACATATGTGGCTCGAACAGATTTTGCTGCTGCTACTGTTAGCTAGCAGTATATTTCTTATTGGTATTCCATTATACAAGTTGGTCAGGCGTTTAATCCCGGAGAAAAAGAATCCGTTGGATGAAGCGCGTGAAAGACTTGAACAAACACGATTAGAAGTTGAAGCGGCTCGCCTGGAAAAGGAACGCGAAAAACTTTACAGTCAAATGTATAATGAAGCCTTACAAGATCAGGAAGATGATAATAAACAGGAGAAACGTAGATGAAAACTAAGGATGCAGGATCTATAGCTAGCTTATTGGTTAAGCTTGGTCTTGGTGTAGCAGTATTGGTTGTAGGATTAGTTCTTATTTCTAATATGGTTTGCACCGTTGATGCTGACGAAATCGTAGTCAAGCAGGATGTGATTGGCGGAGAACTACATGTTTGGGATACGCCGGGTGTTCACTGGGAGAATTTCGGTACACTTACTCGCTATAAGCGAAGCGCACAATTCTGGTTCTCCAATCGTGTAGATGAAGGTAAGAAGGTAGATGAATCTATCAAGGTGAGATTCAATGATGGTGGACACGGAAATATCTCAGGCTCACTTCGATACAGTCTTCCCACTGATCCGAAGAAGATGCTAGAGATTCACAAGACTTTCCACTCTATGGACTCTATCACTCATGAGTTGATTCAGCAGGTGGTCAACAAAGGGGTTTATATGAGCGGTCCATTGATGAGTAGCCGAGAGTCTTATGCTGAAAAGCGAGCTGACCTCATTAACTTTATGACCGATCAGATTCTCTATGGTGTTTACCGAACTGAGCACCAGCAAGGTAAGACAATCGATCCAATTACTGGACAAGAGAAGATCGTTGATATTGTGACTCCAAAGATCAAGGAAGGCGCTCCGAATGGTGTAGCCCGTGAGGAAGAGTCGCCAATCCAAACGTATGGTATTACGGCTAACAACATTACAATTAACAATATCGAATATGACCCAACTGTAGAGGCCCAGATCAAGCAACAGCAAGAAGCTATCATGGCAGTGCAGCAGGCTATCGTGAATGCTAAGAAGGCAGAGCAGGACGCAATTACTACGGAACAACAGGGTAAGGCGGCTGCCGCTAAGGCAAAGTGGGATCAGGAAGTTCAGAAGGCAACGGCTGTGACTGCGGCAGAGCAGGAAAAGGCTGTTGCTGTTACTCAGGCAGAAAAGAACAAGGAAGTTGCTTCTCTGGCGCTAGAAACTTCTAAGCTGAATGCGCAGTCTACTGTGACAGAGGCTAAGGCAGAAGCGGATGCCAAGAGATTGGCGATGCAGGCCGACAACTATCAAGGCAAGAAGATTGAAGCTGAAGTCGAGATTCATAAGGCTTGGGCAGAAGCTTATGGCAAGCAACGCCAGGTGCCTGATATCAGCCTAGGTGGAACTTCACATTCTCCGGTGCCTTCGGCAATGGACGCTATTGCAGTCAAGGCTCTCCGTGATTTGAACAAGTGAGTAAATAATGTTCGTTGGTCTTAGTATTCTACTTGGGATCATTCTATATATAGTTTTGGCCGGCGCAACCCATGGTTATGGTAAATACAAATGGCCACCAACCATAGAAAGACAATATATAGGATATTGTTATGTAAATGTGGATGTAAATGAAAGCAAAAGATTATGGGCAACGTATTGTTGGCCGTTCTACTGGATTTTCATTTGGCCATTTACTAAGACCAATGAAGTAACTTTTTCTCGTATTGAAAAAGAAGCGGCCAGACAAATTGTCAAAAACAAAACTCGCATTGCTGATTTAGCTGCCACACGTGCCCAGCTTGAAGCCTCCAATGCTGAGTTGGAAAAGGCCGAAGTTGAACTAGAAAAAGAAATGGCAATGTTATGAAAACTTTATCTAAACCAAGAAAGCCTCTAAAGAAGGTATGGATAACTAATAGTGCCTCTTATCCCTTTAGCTACAACTATTCGGCGGGCACTAGAAATGGCTCGGCCACTGTTGAAGAGTTCTTGGTTTGGATTAAAAAATCTATCCCAGCTAATGCTAAAAACGTTAGATTGGGACTATACTCTGATGATGATTACGATATGGATGGCAATATGATTTCTTCGTTTCCAAAACTGGAATTGACTTGGGAAGAAAAGATTGATAATCCCATCTATGAAAAACAGATGAAGAGATACGAAAAGAAACTGATAAAGTGGAAAAAAGAACAATGAGCCACTCGGTCTACGGTTATGGGCCAGATTTCAAATCTCTGTTGCTTGTTGATGAGGGTATGTGGGTAATTAATGGATCATGGCAAATAGAAAAGAAGAATGAAATTTTCTATTGTGTAGCTCCCCACGATACATTTCCGATAGACATCCGTTTACTTGGTTACATCGATTATGATGGTAGCTACAATTCAACTCTAAGAAGATTTGAAAATGGTGAAGGGATGCACCTTTCCGCAGAGGCGAAGCCCGCGGTTGAGGTTGTTGAATCAGAATTGTGTAAGCGTAAATATTATGGAATTGAATGTTCTTGCTCTAAGTGTGTTAATAGGTGATTAGAATGTCAGAAGTGAAAATGGTGGTGGGATATCCCGCCTCTGGTAAGAGTACGGTTACCAAAGAATTGATCAAGAAGGGCGCTATTTCTCTTAATAGAGATACTGAAGGTGGTACCATTGCTGGTCTTCTTCCTAAAATGGAAGCTTTGTTGAAAGAGGGTAAGAACATTGTTCTTGATAACACATTCCCAACCATTGAAGTTCGTAAGCCTTTCATTGAGTTAGCTAAGAAGCATGGAGCAGTCGTTACCTGCACCCTAATGAGCACTTCTATTGAAGATGCGCAGTTTAATGTGGTTCAGCGAGCCATTGGGCTAATTGGCAAGTTCCCAACACCAGAGGCTATCAAGGACGCTAAGCATACTAACATCTTTCCTCCAACTGTCTTGTTTAAGTATAAGAAAGAGTTTCAAAAGCCAACCGTGGAGGAAGGTTTCTCCAAGGTGGAAGTGCATAAGTTCACTCGTTTACATAATCCGGAGTTTACTAACAAAGCACTGATTGTAGATTATGACGGAACTCTTCGTGAATGTATTGGTGGGAATGAGAAGTTTCCTGTTTCTAAAGATCAAATCGAAATTAAACCTAACCGCACTAAAGTCCTACAAACCTACAAAGACAAGGGTTATATCTTGCTCGGAATCTCTAATCAAAGCGGCATTCACAAGGGCGAATTGAGTGACGAGACGGCTCGTGAGCTATTTGATTACACCAATCAACAGCTTGGAATTGATATTGAATATCGATTCTGTCCTCATCAGTCTGCGCCAATTTCCTGTTATTGTCGTAAACCTATGAGCGGGGTGTTTGTCGAGTTTATGCTCAAGTACAAACTCGATCCTAAGCAGTGCATTATGGTAGGCGATATGACTACTGATGAGACGTTTGCAAAACGCTCCGGTATTCAATACGTTGATCAAGCGGAGTTTTTCAAATGAATTGGACTATTATTCTTACTGATGAACAATTAGCTAGAATTAAATCTGTTTCTCTGGCCAGAAATGCTACTAACAGAGGAGCTTCTAATCCAGATGGTGCAGTTATAGATAGTCTTACGGCTGATGAGGTAGGAGCAATAGGTGAGGAAGCCGTTTCTTCTATAATGAAATTAGAATGGGACGGGAAACATTTTTCTTTTGAAGATTGGTTAGAGTGGAGGAAATCTGGTGGGGATGTCTCAGGGCTGGAAGTCAAATGCACTAAACACCCTAAAGGTCGCTTATGGGTCAGAGAATATGAAAAGGTTAAATTGAATGCTCCCTATATTCTAGTTAAAGCCGACAGGCTACCAGAAGTTACTCTCGCTGGCTGGGCTTATGGTAAAGAAATTAAACAAGATATAAACTGGGAAGAGGGCTTATATGGTAAGCCAGTTTATTACATCCCGACTAATAAGCTTCATCCTATGGATGACTTATTGAAGTTAATTGAGAAGAAATTATGATTAAAGTAGAAATGTTAGTTGGTATTCCTGGTTCGGGTAAGTCTACTTACGCCAAGCAAGTGGTTGCCAAGGATCCAAATAACTGGGTTCGAGTAAACAATGACGATTTGCGTGCCATGATGAATGGTAGCGTGTGGAGCCCTGACTATGAAAAGATGGTTACGGACGCCCGCAACTATCTTATCCGAGATGCATTGAAGCGCGGGAAGAATGTCATCATTGACAATCTTAACTTGAACCGTCGTCATTTCGATGATGTCTGTAAGATTGCTAAGTCAGTGAATGCAGACATTCAGGTCTTCGAAAAAGCCTTCTACATTGATTTGGAAGAGGCTATCGCCCGAGATGCTAAACGAGAAGGTAAGGCCAAGGTTGGCGAAGAAGTTATCAAGAAGTGGTGGAAAGAGTCTGGTAAAACTCAGTTCAAATTCTATAAGCCACGTGTAGAAATCTATCAGGAGCGTAGGGGCAATCTACAGTCTACTGTGGATGCGCCTGCCTGGGATGATTCTCTTCCTACGGCCGTCTTGTGTGATTTGGATGGAACCCTGGCTTTGATTCATAACCGAAGCCCATACGATGCTAAAGACTGTGATATCAAAGACCTGCCAAATTGGCCTGTCATTGAAACAGTTCTTGCTCATTATAGGGCTGGTCGTAAGATCATTTTCTGTTCAGGGCGTGAAGATAAGTACCGACCAGAGACCATTAGGTTTATTGAGAAGTACTGTGTGCAACAGGATGGGTTCGCTTGTACACAAATGGAATATGAACTTCATATGAGAAAGACCGATGACTTCCGCAAAGATGCTATCATCAAGGAAGAAATCTATCAAGAACACATTGAAGGGAAGTATAATGTTCTCTGTGTATTGGACGACCGCAATCAAGTGGTTGAATTCTGGCGCAATAAGGGACTTACTTGTTTTCAAGTGGCGCCCGGAGATTTCTGATGCGCGGCAAAAAGAAACAAGTACCCAAGAACTTCTTTGTAGTAACAAAGAAGGTGAACAATGCCGAAGTATCGTATATGCCAACCTTCTTTGTTACTCGTAAAAAACCTAAGAAAGGTTCTAGGTTCTCTGAAATATTACCAGGAGAATATACTCATGTTGGAAAGTGTGAATATGTTCCTGAGCATCGAGAGCTTGTTGTCAAGATATATGAAATTGCCAATGATGATGGCAAGATAGTCCGAACCCATCTTGAAACATTCACAATGGAAAAACTATGAAAGAACCATTTATCAACCATATGTTTCCTGACAATTACAATCGGCCTTGGGCTTCTGACTATGAAGCCCGCACCGAAGATGTGACCATTTATGGTTATTACGAGAAGTTTCGTAACGATGATGATAGACAATATTGTGAATATTGCGATGAAGAGCTGGGCTACAAAGATGGCGAGTATTTAGATTGTGATTGTGTAGATGCCAAAGATGAGCAAGAAGATAGGGGATCTTTTCCGAAGCTATCACAAGTAACTCTTCAAACTATTCTAGATATGTTGCCCGAAGGAGTTAAACCATCCGATGTTAGGATATCTATGAGCCTTGACACTGGAGATATGGGTATCTATGGACAAGAGATAAGCTTCTCTTACAGGAAGACTTTTGAGGCAGATCCCGAGGGATTCAAGGCCGCCCAAGAACAATATGAGAAGAATTGGCAAGCCTATCTCGTTGAAAAGGCAAAGTATGACGAATGGGTAAAGCAACAAGAGATTCAAGCCCTTGAAGCTAAATTAGCCTCACTGAAAAAGTGAGGAGTTTTGATAGGTTGCTTGACGCCCTATTTATTAGAATTACGATAGTAACATGATCAAGCTACCTCGAACCCTACACATTGAAGGCTCCGGCCTGTCCTCTCCCAAGGACCCGGAGGTAATGCAATTCAATAAATTGGCTGGTGAATTTCTAGTGGTCGAAGAAAAGCTGGACGGCACTGGCGTCTCCATCTTTTTTGATGACCAACTGGAGATGCATATTTGGCACAGAGGAAGCCCGGCAACTGGTAAAGAGTTCGCTCGACTTCACTCTTGGGCCTTATCTCACCAAGATAAACTATTTGATCTTCTAGAGAACAGATACGTTCTGTTTGGAGAATGGATGTTCTATAAACACACCATTTTCTATGACCAGCTACCGTGTTATTTCTTTGAATCTGATATGTATGATCGCAAGGGTAATATTTGGCTTTCTACGCTTGCTCGAAGCGTCTTGCTATCTGGACATGACTATATTCGGTCTGTACCTGTTTTGGCAAGCCTTAAGCCTACTAGGCTCAGTCAACTTACCGATCTAATTAAGAAGCCTTTGTTCCAATCAGAACACTGGCAAGAATTTTTGTGGAAGAAGGCTGAGAAAGGTCAGCTTGATTTAGAGAAGGCTCTAATGGAATGTGATAGGTCTTGTCTATCGGAAGGGCTCTACATTAAGCACGAAGACGATAGGCGAGTTGTTGGTCGTTACAAGTATGTACGACGAGATTTTGTTGAGAATATTATTAACTCAGGAAGTCATCTAATTGATCGAGTTCCAATGCGAAACCTTACTGTTCAGGAGGCTTGGTTATAATTATGGCTATCATGTTTGGAGTAATGATGCTCCTAGCAGTCTATGTTCTTTGGAAGCTATTCGTTGATGGCTGGCTTTTCAAGGGCATATTGTTTTTTGCCGGATGGTTTGGGCTTTATGTTTTTTGCCGAGTCTATGTAGAGGGCGCAGATAAAGTTGCAATTACATTCGGGGAAAATACGACCATGAGTTGGGCGGCATTGGTTCCGTCTGTAATTTGTTTTCTAGCTTTACTATGTACAAAGGTGTATGATGACTAAGATGTTTAAGGAGAATGGGTGGCTGTCTGAAGAGGGTAAAAAAGTTCTACAGCCATTGCATGATGGTCTAATGGAAGTTATGTCCTCACCCGAGGTGCGTAATATGTCTGTGCAAGAACTGCGAACTTTGCAAGCCAATCTAGCTAAACTGGTTGGTGATACTATGTCTGGAGCAATTTACGTTCGTAACAAGCAAGAGGAATAAGATGAAGTTGTTAGTCCAGGAATATCTGGAAACTCATACGTTTGGAGATTTGGCACGTGAACATGGAGTCTATGCCTCATTCTCTAAGTCTGGTTATAAGTTCTCACTAAACTATGATCAGATTGAAGCGAAAGAGTCTGATCCATTGGCTCAAGAATGCCGCGGACTTATTTTGTCTTCTGCGGATGGTAAACCATATCCTTGGAATCCAACACCAGAAGGCAAGCTAAGTCGTGATGATATCAAGGCAGGAGCTACCCAAATTCTTGCTTTTCCAATGAAAAGATTCTTTAACTATGGTCAAGGGGCTGCGGCTGATATCAATTGGTCGGATCCTAAACTGGCCATACTTGAAAAGCTTGACGGAACCCTATGTATCGTCTATTGGGATCCAGTTTCTAACCAGTGGTGCGTGGCAACACGTTCAGTTCCTGAAGCAGATTTGCTGATGGACAATGGTATCTATACCTTTAGAACTCTGTTCGAAAAGGCATTGACTGAAACCACTGGCTATGAGTTTGATGTCTTCACTCGATACTTGGATAAGGCATACACCTACTGCTTTGAATTGACAACTCCATACAACCGTATTGTAGTTGAATATAAGAACAGTGGTGTCACCTTACTGGCAGTTCGTGGACTAATCACTCTACAGGAACTTGACTTCAAGCACCCTGTGGTTGATTTGCTTCCAACTTGTCTGCCACTCGTACAGGCACACACGTACACGTCTGTGCAAGAACTTATAGATTGGGTATCCACGTTGAACCCGATGGAACACGAAGGTGTTGTTGTTCGAGATTCGCAATTCAACCGAATTAAGGTCAAGAATGCAGCCTACGTTGCTTACAACAAGGTTCGTGATGCTTTGGCAACTTCTCCACGTAATATGGTGGAGTTGATTCTTCTAGAAAAGGAAGACGATGCGATTCCTCTTCTACCAGAAGAGATTGTAAAAAATCTACAAACCATCAAGGCGGGTATTCAAAAGGTTATCAAGGAACACGATGCCGCCTATGTGGCTGCTAAGGCGCAAGCCGATGCAACCATGCCAGGCGACAAG